ACGAGATATCGTATCTCCTCGGTGGTCAAGTCCGACGACTCAGCAAGATGCTTACGACAGTGTTCCATTAGCCAGGGTTGAGAGAAGTGTAACCAGTATCCGAGTCTACCCATGATCAATACCCCATAGATTCGATGGTTGCGATGATGTCGGCAGCATTGGCGCCTTTCATCTTGACGACTAGCGATTGACAAGCCGATGAATCCATATAGATGGAGCGACTTAATTGATCAGCGGTTGACAGCAGCAACGGCAGGTTAAGTTTGGGTATTCCATTGAGGTAGAAGGTGAGGATCTGTCGCTCGTCTGCAGTCATGATGATAGGTGAAGCGGTCAACAGTAGAGCTGAGTACCGCTCGACGATGTTGTTAATGCGCCCGGAAACTGAACCCTTTTTACGGTTATCAACAGCTTCGATGGTGGTGTTTGCGAAGTAAATTCCTGTCTGACGTCCCATGATAATCTCCTTAATAAAAGTACATGTAATTTCTATTATACACCAAGGCGGCCGAAGGTGCATCTTTTTATACCGGAATGCCCGTACTTTGCCGCCGTTTTTGGTACGGGCTTCTTCAGGGCTTAAGTTAGGGCAATCTTATATCTCTTTGATTATACTACTATTACTACTACTATAAGCCCTAAGCCCTTAGTAAAGTAAGATAATAGAGGAGTTTACGAGAGTTACATGTAAAAGGTGTACAAAAAGGTGTACAAATATACAATAACAGAGGTAAATCTAGGGGTGGAGTAGGGATTTTGCGCAAAATACGGGCATGTGCCGTAAGCTATTGATTGTAAAGGGAAAAAAGTGGCCCGTAGTACGGGCATTGTACGGGCTAAGGGCGAGTACGGGCTTTTGCTTGCCTTTCGGCCTCGGGAAGATATACTGTGATTGACCGTAAGTTACTGTGAGGGAAGGAAATGTATCCCGGCGAAGACAAACTGAATGCTAAACAGCGTAGGTTTTACCGTGAGTGGCTGATTGACTATAACGCTACTCAGGCTGCTATTCGTTCCGGGTACTCTCCGGACACCGCTTACGCTCAAGGTTCACGACTGTTGAAGCATGCTGAGGGAGTCAAGTACCTGATGGCTTTGCAGGAAGATTTGAACGCTAAATTAACCATCACTCGCGAGGATGTGATCAATGAAATGGCCAAGATTGGCTTCTCAGACATCCGTAGCGTCTTCACAAGCGCCGATCAACTGAAATCCATATCATCCCTAGACGATAGGACTGCGGCAGCCGTGCAGAGCGTTGAGGTCGTTACCAGGACGCTAGGCCAGGGTGATGATGCGGAGGTTGAGTACACTCACAAGATCAAGTTGGGTGACAAGATGAAGGCTCTCCACAACCTGGGACAGCATTTTAATATCTACGAGGACCACCAAAAGAGTGGCCAGGGTGAGATCAACATCGTCATCGAAGGCAAGGATGCGCTCCTGTGAATATGCCGGCGGCTGCCCTCACACCCATCGCTGAGGCGGTCAAGTTTCACCTGACGCCGGCTCAGGATCGAGCGATGGATATGATGGTCAGCGACGCCACCCATTGTGCCCTGGGTGGTGGGTCTCGGTCAGGTAAGACGTTCCTACTGGTTCGAGCGGCTGTCATGAGGGCGCTTAAGTCTGCAGAGTCACGTCACGTTATCTTTCGGTTTCGGTTCAACAGCGTTAAGCATTACATCGTCAACGACACGTTGCCCAAGGTGCTCAAGGTCTGCTTTCCGGAGCTACCGCCGCTCTCCACAATGCTTAATAAGACCGACTGGTTCATGACGCTACCGAACGGCTCGGAAATCTGGTTTGGTGGTCTGGACGATAAGGAGCGGGTCGAGAAGATTCTGGGTGGTGAGTATGCGACCATCTACTTCAACGAGTGCTCCCAGATCCCCTGGAACTCAGTGGTTACGGCCCTTACTCGTCTCGCGCAAAAGACCGCCAATCTCAAACTTAAGGCATATTACGACTTCAACCCACCATCGAAAAAGCACTGGACTTATCTCAGGTTCGTCGAGAAGAAAGACCCGATGACCAAGCTCCCGGTTTCTAACCCTGAGAACTTCGGGTTCTACCTGATCAACCCTGCAGACAACCGCGAGAACCTGGACCCCGAGTATCTCTCCATGCTGGACTCTCTCCCTGAGAAGGCCAGGAACCGCTTCCTACTGGGTCGGTTTGCTGACGACACTGAGGGCGCCCTATGGACCGAGGAGCTGCTGGCTCAGAACCGCGTGTTGGGTCAGCAGGACACACTGCCGGACTTCCTGCGAGTGGTGGTGGCCGTTGATCCCAGCGGTTGCAGCGGCCCGGAAGATGAGCGATCGGACGAGATCGGCATTGTGGTTTGCGCCCTGGGTACCAATGGCCACGGTTATCTGCTGGAGGATCTCTCGGGACGCTACTCGCCCGAGGAATGGGCCGCCATCACGAACGACGCCTACGACCGCCATTGTGCGGATCGTGTGATAGGCGAGATCAACTACGGCGGGGACATGGTTCGAGCGGTGATCCAGGCTAAAAACCCTGATCTCCCCTTCGAGATGGTGACCGCCACCAGGGGTAAGGTCAGACGTGCTGAGCCCATATCTGCCCTCTACGAGCAGGCTAGAATACATCATGTGGGATACTTCCCCGAGCTTGAGGACCAGCTGTGTGCGTTGACAACCAGTGGCTACATGGGGTTAAAATCGCCAGATAGGGCCGATTCGATGGTGTGGGGATTTACCGCGTTATTCCCCAAGATGACGAAAAAGAAGCGAGATAATAACTGGCGACCACCTGAAGTTAAGGTCGCTTCCAGGAGCGCACGGCGCTTCGATAAAAGACGGAGGTATTAGTCATGGGTGGAGCAGTCGCAAGTATTGCGGGATCTATTGTTAGTTCGGTTGTTTCCAATGCCATTGGGGGCAGTCAGAAGCCTGACAAGCCGAAGGCTCAAGCGGTGGCGCCTACCGCCAACAAACGAGCAGAGGAGCGTCAGGCCAGTCGCAACATGCAGCGACAGTACGCTGGGTCTGGTCGAGCCGGAACGGTACTTAGCAACAGCTTAGGGTGATCGTTATGAGTGGTGACGTTTTCAGTGGTGACATGATGAAACAGATCGTTCCGGCCCTGGTGACTACGGTGGTCGGGAGTATGTTTAAAGCGAAGGAGCCGAAGGAGAAGAAGTTACCGACGGCCCCTACTCCGAACGAGCATGAGCGTCAGGCACGGAAGGAGCGAGAGCTGCAGCGTAAATACACTCACTCCGGTCGAGCTGGCACGGTGCTCAACTCCTCAACCCTGGGGTAACCTATGCCTAAGCTCAACACCAACGACCTGAAAGAGTTGGGTCAGCACCTGTTTGACCAGGCGCGACCCATGCTCAATCTCTATCAAACATTGGCCGATCACTTCTACCCGGAACGGGCCGATTTCCTGATGACCCGGAACGTTGGTGCTGAGTTAGCTGATGCCCTGGTAGACTCTTATCCTATCTTGGTGCGTCGAGACCTTGGCAACAGCTTCAGTGCCATGCTCCGAGACGGTGAGTGGTTCAGGGTCGGCGTCAATGGCGAACCAGACCATCAGGGCCACATGTGGCTGGATTGGGCATCCAATCGGCTGCTGAAGATCATGAACCATCGGTCTGCCGGGTTCGTTCGAGCAACCAAGCAGGGCGATCACGACTACGCCACGTTTGGTCAAACGGTCATCTCAGTCAACCCCAATCGGGAGCGGAACGGGATGCTGTATCAATCCTGGCACCTGAAAGATTGTGCCTGGTTTGAGGACGAGACCGGGCAGATCGTCGGGGTGGTGCGTAAGTGGAATCCTACCCGGCGTCAGCTGATCGACACCTTCGGAGAGAAGAAACTTCACCCTGATGTGCTCAAGGATGCCTTGAAGAAGCCTTTCGAGCGGGTCAGCGTGTACCACTTCTCCATTCCGTCCAGCATCTACGGTGACGATCAGATCGAGGGTAAGTTCCCCATGGTGTCGATCTTCCTGGATATCAATCATGACCACCTGATCGAGGTCGAGGGGCTCAACCACAAGCAATACGTTGTGCCTCGGTTCCAGACCATCGCCGGGTCGCCATACGCCTACTCACCGGCAACGGTGGCTGGCCTACCTGACGCCCGGACCTTGCAGGCTATGACCCACACACTGCTGGAGGCTGGTGAGAGGTACGCCAGACCGCCCATGATCGCCACATCCAAGGTGATCCGCAGTGATGTGAACCTGGCGCCTGACGGCATCACCTGGATAGACGATGAGTATGACGAGCGCATGGGCGCCGGCTTGCGGCCCATCACCCAGGATCGTGGTGGGTTTCCCATCGGCCTGGAGATGCGTGAAGGAGTGGTGGAGGTGCTGTCCAGTGCGTTCTACCTGAATAAGCTGTCACTGCCCGACATCACCAGGGAGATGACGGCGTACGAGGTCTCCGAACGCATGAAGCAGTTCCGGCGCGAGAACCTGCCGCTGTTCGCTCCCCTGGAGGCTGAGTACAACGGTCAACTGTGCGAGTTGTCGTTCGAGATCGCCATGGCCCATGGGTTCCTGGGTTCACTGCAGGAGATCCCCGAATCACTGGCTGAGCAGAATGTGGAGTTCAAGTTTGAGTCGCCGCTGTCCAGGTCCGAGGAGGAGGAGAGGGCGACCAGGTTCACCCAGGTCGGTCAGGCCTTAGCCGTCGCCAAGGAGTATGACCCGAATATCGCCATGAATGTGGATTTCGACACGGCCGTCCGTGACGCCATTATCGGTATCGGCGCACCGGCTCACTGGCTGCATCCGGTGGAACAGGTCGTACAGGGTCGTAAGATGGCTATGGTCCAACAGATGGCTGCCAGTGCGGCTCAGATGGGGGGAATGACTGGTGAGTAAGGTCATATCTGCCGCCCTCACTCTCCCACCTGTAGCGAAGGAAGAACACGTCGCGTTGAAGATGCTGGCTGAAGGCAAGGCCGAACCACACCAGCAGGTGATGGCTCTCAACCTGATCGTGAAGACCTTCTCCCAGCCTCAGGATCTTCTATTCATCCCTGGATCTCCCGATGAAACCGGGTTCATCAACGGTCGAGCGTTCGTGGCGGCCAAGATCCGATACTATGTGAATCTCCCGGTAAGTGACGAAAACTAAAAAGGAAATCAGCGTATGAACTTCAGAATAAGCAGAATGTTGTTTGCTCCCGAGGGTGAACCGGCCGCCGGTGGTGGCGATGGTGGTGCCCCTGCTCCTGCGGCCAGTGGCGATGGTGGTGGTACCCCTGCTCCTGCGGCCAGTGACTCCGGTGGCGATGGTGGTGGTACCCCTGCTCCGGCCGCCAGTGGTGGCGATGGTGGTAACTACTTCGAGAAGATACCGGACGACTGGCGCTCTCAGTTCGCCAGGGGCGATGAGACTCGGGCGAAACAGCTGGAGCGGTATGTAGACCCGTTCGCGGCCCTTGACGCCGGGTTCCATGCACAGGAGCGGATCAGGAAAGGTGAGATAAGCTCGGGGCTACCTGAGAATCCTAGCGATGAGCAGCTGGCGGCCTACCGTGAATCCCATGGTGTCCCGGCGACCCCGGACGCCTACGAGGTGCAACTGGACGCTGGTTTGGTGCTGGGTGACAACGATAAGCAGATCCTGAAGCCCGTGTATGAGATCGCCCATGCTGACAACATCCCAGCGTCCACCATGAGCAAGCTCACCAACGCGGTGCTCAAGGGTCGTCAGGATGAGGTAGACGCCAGGGCGACCCAGGATAACCTGGATTCTCAGACCGTCACCCAACAGCTACGAGACAATTGGGGTGCTGATTTCAAGCCTAATATCAACAACATAATGGCGCTGGTAACCAGGGAGTTCCCGGCCGATGTGGCTGAAAAGATCCAAAGCGCCAGGATGCCTGACGGTACCGCCCTGTTTAACGTCCCTGAGGTGTTGGCTGGTCTCGCCAGTATCGAACGTAAGCTAAACCCGGCCAGTACGGTGGTTCCGAATAATGACAATCCGATCGGAACAGCCAAGGAAGAGTACATCACCCTGAAGAACAAGATGGGTACCGACGAGTGGCATAAGGATACCGATGGCCAGAAGCGGTTCCAGCAGCTCGACGACTATCTCCGTGAGTCTGACCCCAACTACGGAGAGTACGGAGGCTGACGTAAGTCCTTGATCCCGGGGGCTTGACATAAGTCCCCGGGGTGTTCTAATCTTCAACTTGAGTTTACTTTAGACCCCTGACGGTTGCTGAGTGACCCCTGACGAAGGCTACCTCACAGACGTAACAGACGGCTACCTCTGAAAGTTAAACGTTACTAACCCTTTCGTTAAAATTTTTGAGGAGACATGTTATGTCTGATACTGCCTTTCAGACCATGTATCGTCGGGAGTTTATCGCTGGTTTCGAGAAGCGTCAGTCGCTTGCGCGTAAGTGTTGCACGACTGAAGCCGACATCAACGGTAACGAAGCTACCTTCCTGGTAGCCGATTCTGGTGGTGCAACCGCCGTCACCCGTGGTATTAACGGTGACATTCCTACCCGTCCGGATAACCTGAACCAGTACACTGCGACTCTCGCTGAGTGGCATGATGTACCGGAACGGACCAACTTCAACCTGTACGCCAGTCAGGGCGACGGTCGCCGCATCATGCAGCAGACCTCGATGTCCGTCATCAACCGTAAGATTGATGCCGACAT